TGTATCTGTTGCAATAGCAGCAGTTACACCTGATGTTTCAATAATCACGTTAGGATCTGTATCGTTTGCCATTAGTTTCCTCTAAATAGTTCTAGGATATTTAGATAGATTTAATTATTGAATTTTCTTTAAATGAGGTTATATTTACGTCATGTACATAGATGATGCAGCCAAAGAAAAGTTTTCTACAAAAGTAATTGATAGAGTAAAAACAACAAAATTGCCATTTATGGACTGTGTCCTTGAATTGGCAGATGAGATGAATTTGGATGCATCTGCTGCAGGAAAATTGTTGACAAAACCTCTCATTGAAAAAATTCAACAAGAAGCAGAAACTTTACATTTACTTAAAAAATCAAAATCACGCAGATTGCCGATTGACTAATTCTAAACACACAGTATACTAACCAAAGAAAGGCCGAGGTAGATCCTCGGGTTCACTATTATGGCAAATTTTTCAGACTTTAAGAAGAAGAGTAAAAACTCAGTCGCATCTCTAACCGAGCGTCTTGACAAGATGACCTCCAAGGAGGGTTACAAGGATGAACGTATCTGGAAGCCAGGTATCGATAAAGCCGGCAATGGATACGCTGTAATTCGTTTCCTTCCAGAGATTGATGGCGAAGACACGCCATTCGTGGCCGTTTATAGCCACACATTCAAGGGCAAGGGTGGTTGGTTCTACGAGAACTGCCCGACTACCATTGGCGAGAAGTGCCCTGTTTGCGCATCCAATACGGAACTCTGGAACAGTGGAATTGAAGATGACAAGAACGTTGCTCGTCAACGCAAGCGTAAGTTGACTTACATCTCCAACATTCTTGTTATTGAAGATCCGGCAAACCCAGAGAATAAGGGCAAGGTATTCCTTTATCAGTATGGTACAAAGATCTTTCAGAAGATTCAGAGTCTTGCTCACCCAGAGTTTCAGGATGAGGTTGCAGTCGATCCTTTCAACTTTTGGAGTGGTGCTGACTTCAAGATCAAGATTCGAAACGTTGGTGGTTATGTAAACTATGACCGCAGCGAATTCTCTTCTCCTGCTCCTCTTCTTGGTGGCGACGACAAGAAGCTTGAGGAGATCTGGAAGAAGCAGTATCCTCTCAAGCCGTTTGTGGACAAGAGCCAGTTCAAGAGTTTTGACGAACTTCAGGCTAGACTAAAGAAGTCTGTTGGTGATGATATCCGTTCACAGTTCACAGAGTCCAAGAGTGTTGAGGATGATGTCGAAGAAACTGTTGTTGACAATGTGGAAGAAAAAGATCCACTCCAGTATTTCTCTGAAATGGATAACGACTGAGAAAAGCCCCGAAAGGGGCTTTTTTTATGCCCACTCAGGTTTTGAAGACATTCTAAGTATTCTGTTTTCAAAAATTAAATTAGTTGGAGTAACTGTTGGTCTTTCTTCAAAATTATTTTTATCTTTTGAATGGAGCCAAGAACCTTTTCCATGCTGTTGTAACTCGTTGACGCTTGATCCTATTTCTTGAATTTGTTTTTCAAGAGATTCAGTTTTTTGATATAAAGCCTCTGGATCAAATCCTGTAGATAAATTTGATAAAATTTCTGAATATTGTGGAAGTGTGCTGGATATATTTTCTGTTGTTGGGGTTGGGCCCAACACATAAGCTTCTGGCAAAGAAATACTTGGCTGCGCTTCTGCAAATATATTTTCCGACAAGGGGAGTTCAGACGTATCAGAATAATTTGTATTGCCCTCAATCTCACTTGGAGTCAGCAAAGGAGCAATAATGGAAGTTTCTGCTTCTAAATCTATTGAAATATTATCTTCTTCGTTCATTATAGTCTAAAATCCTTTGATGATTGATATTGCGCCGTTTCTTGTTTCTTTTTCTCTTCGTTAGCCAAAAGCAGACTTATATAAATTTCTCTCTCCCATGGAATTAAATTTTCTATTTCTGAAATACTCCAATTATATCTGTTTACTAAGGTAAAGTTTGTAGAATAATAATCCGTCAAATCAAAAAACTTTACCGATAAGTAAAAAAATTTAAAATACCCGTCACTTCCTTTTCTTGTCCATCAAATTTTAGATTTAAGAATAGTTGAGGTTCATTTTTTATAAATTCATCTATTTTACTAGAGACGTTTAAAGGTAAGTTGTTTATTAATTCTTTCAATTCATCTGGGACGAATTTTGTACAATCATATATTTCATTTCCAACATTTATGCTTTTAATGCACGATTTAAAAAAATCTTCTTTATCTAAACTTTTTAATTTTATTAAATTTTTTATTATTGGTGTACATAGATGAAGAACTACATCTTTGTTTAAAACAATAGTTGTTTCTTGAATATTATTTTTTGGTTGTATATCGTTTATGTTTACCTGAACTTTATTTTTTTGGTAAATAAGATTCAGCATTTCATCAACGCTCTTAGATCTTATTTGTAGAAATAAAAATTCTGCATCAGCCATGCATAGTTCGTTTACATTCAAATCTGGTACATTTCTTTTTAATATTTCCACCATGGCAGTGAAAGAAAGCATTTTGTTTTCTTCTTGTAAAATTATTGAAATGTTTTTTGCATCTTTTATTTTAAAAGGAACAAACTCAACTTCTTTTTTTGAAAAGGGAAGAACTGCTTTATATTTTGGCAATAAATTATTCAACTTATCAATAAGTTCCATATTATCTGTCTCCTAATGTATATTCCCTATAATACATCATTACTTGATATTTTAAGTATTCATTTTGCTGCATCATGCTGAATTCCAAGGGAAGTGCTTCTAGAGGAAAAATTTCATAAAATGTCATTACTCTATTTGTATTGCCATTTGGATCTAAAATTTTTAATTTCATTTTAGTGTTTGCAACCGTATCGTCATAATAATTTAACATAAATGGTTCATTATAATTTCCTTTGGCTCTCCCACCGGAATAAATTAAATTAAACCAACTGTTAAAAAAGTTTAAAAGAAAGCTGTCATTTGTGAGAGGAAAGGTAAGTAATATTCCACCAACAAATTTTTGTGATCTTGGAATAATTCTACCGGGGCCATACCCCGTTAAATTATCCGCTATTCCGTCTATTGCTCTTGCACCAGAAACAAATGATATTGAATACAAATCTTGATCGGGTACTTGTGGAAGAGAAGAGGGTAAATTTAAAAAAGAGATACTATATCTATTATCTCTCTGCAGCCCATTGTGACGAGAGAAAAAACTTTTTATTTCGGTTATTGTATTCTGTGGATTAGCCATTGGCGAATATCTCTTTTTCTGTAAGTACTTTAAATTCTAAGTTGTACTTTTTGCAGTAATTTTCTGCAGCTTGCCACTTGGCGGAGTTTATGAGCCAAGTTATCTGTTCCTTTTTTGATGCGTTTTCTTTTAGAAAGGTTTGTTTTTTTGGTTTAACTTCAATCAACCATGATTTCATTTCATTTCCGGTTTTAAACTGTACTAAAAAATCTGGAAAATAATTGTGAATTTTTTGGTCAACAGGGCTCATATAAGGAATTGTTATTTCTTCCGAAGACCATTTAACGATATTTTTATTTTCATCAAAGAATCTACAGACTGACCTTTCCCACAAAGATCTGCAAGTGATCTTGTCACAATCGCCAACATATTTTTGTTTGTTTTTTGGAACAAATCGGGTTTTATATGGCATCAAAATATTTAGGTAAATTGTCTAAATATCTAAAATGGCGTCATTCTTTAAATACCCAACAGGAATATATGAGGCAGAGCAGCCACTGTTTTTAAATTTTTTTGCTGCACCATATTCTTTAATCAATAGAGATAGAACACGTTGGGGTGTTATAAACAGATCCGAATTCCACGTAAAGCTTCCAATGCCAAAGGAACCGGGGTATGTCGTACAACACGAATTCGGTGAAAGCAATAGCAATCCTGTTGGTCCAATAATGACTAGAGCTGGTTTGGCAAATAGTGGTGGCCTAAACTCTACTGGAATATTTAATATGTTACAGAGGGTTGCTGCACCAGCATTGTCTTATTATGAAAGAGTATTTGCTACGTCAACTTATAGAAGATTCAGTAACATAGCTGAACTTTCTATGGTAAGCGAGGGAAGAAAGCAATATTTTTTCCAATATGTTTTGGTCCCCAAAAATGAATATGAATCTATACAAATAGAACAAATAGTAGGAACATTTAGAAAATGCTCTTATCCAGCAATTGCAAGTGGATTGCCAGAAAGATCTTATCCACAAAAACTCTGGAGTCTTCAAGTAACTAAAGGCAACGGAGTTGCCTTGGGTGGTGAGGCCAATTTGACAGCAAATTGGCTGGGGGAACCTTTGGTCTGTGTTTTGAATACTGTAATAACAAAAAGAAATGATGATTCTGATCCAATAATACGGTATCTTCCCAATGGAGCATCGTCAGTAACTTTATTGGGATTACAGTTTACAGAGTTTGAAACTGGAACATATGACCCGGGTTCAAATCAAGTATTGTCTAAATCAGAAATATCATTCGCAAATTTTGGTTACAATGGATAAAAATGAAATACTTTGATAGTCTACCAAAAACAAGTTTTCAATCTTCTATAGGTACATTTGATATAAGCGACTTTTTTACTTATATCGATTGGTCTTCCTTGAATGCAGATGTTTTTAATGTTGAATATGATGATCATACAACTTTAATAGAGGCTGCTTATAAATTATACGAAGATCCAGATTCTTTCTGGACTTTTTTAATGAGTAATAATACATACAACCCATTTCTGATAGCTCAGGCAAATATTACAAATTTTAAAGAGCAAGAAAAAACAAAGTTGAATGTTTCTATTACTAATACACCTTCTGGTGCCACAGGAATAGCATTTCCCAGAGGGAGCATAATATTAAATTATACTGCAAACACAGGTTCTTCCGCAGCATTTTCTTCTGTTGGAAATTTTGATTTGGATGGTGGATTTGTTCTGGTTGAAACACCATTTTATTACCCCCAAACAATGGTTGTTAAAGATTATAAAGTTTCTCCAGTATTTCAGCAAGGAGTAACTGGAAACCAGACTGTTGTATTGTATCCAGATTCAAACGGCAATTACCAAAGTCAAAAACTTTTGTATACAAAATCTTCTACTTCTGCCTTGGTAAGACAAACGTTGGTAATAGACCCATCAACAAATAAAGTACTTTCAGATGTAATAACAACAAGATCTTCTGGAGGAAGAAATGATATTCTTTTTGGTGATCCTGTTATATTAGGTGGTGGCTCCGCCGGGATAACATTTCCAAATGAAACTACTTATACCGTGGAAGATGTTGTAGATACTTTAAATACAACAATAAAAGCATACTCAAATCAATTTATTGGAACGCTAAAATCTTCATTTATAACAGCTAAGTATATTTGATATGGCAAATACAATTGGAAATTTTAATCCAGCTTATTCTACTATTAAATCAATTTATTTGGGAAATTGTGCTGGAATCGCACAATCGGGTTCAAATCAAATCAAGTTAGATATATTCAAACAAAACACTGAATGTTTATTTGAAAAAATTGAATTAGTAGAAAATGTAAATGATGTTTTTCCAAGTTGTGTTCTGGTGGTTCAAGATAAAAAAGATATAGTATCAAGAATAAGATTATATGATATTACCAAAATACAAATAACTTTTTTTGATAGATCTGAAATATGGAATTTTGATATAACTGGCGTAAGTTATATGAATAACGCCGCATCAGATTCTGAAGAAAATTTTGTAGGAATATACTTTACAAACGAACACTACAAAAAAGTTCAAGAAACATCTTTATCACAACAACTGGGTTATAAACAGCCGTCAGTTTTTCGCGTCAAAGATTTGGTAAAAGAAATAAAAACAAAGTGTTTTTCAAATGCATCTGGTTATGAAGATGATGCATCGAATTATATTTTGTACAAACCTTTGAATTCCATACCAACAAAAGAACAAATGTTGAGTGACAATCCAATTCAATATTTGAATTATGTAGCAAACTATTCTATAGGAACGGTAGAGTCTTTAGATTCAAAATACTTACCTAATTTTTTATTTTGGACTGGAATAGACAATTCTGTAAACTTTAAGTACTTTTATAGAAATTTAGAATCAGATCCAACTTATCCAAAAATAAATACAGCAAATAGAAGAATTGCTGTTTTTGATGGAGAGTCTGTTATACAGAAACTTTCTGACGGAAAAATTTATAGAAAGGCGTATGCAGTTCTGACAAACCCAGCATACCAATACATTTCTAAAAATTATTATTACCTCAGCAAAACACCAAAATTTTTAGATAATGTTCCTGCAGAATTTTGGAGTCAGTCAACACCTACGGGAATAACATACGAAAACTATACCACAAAAGCTCTAACATATCAATTTCAAGATGAGGGGCAGAAGTACAATATAAAATTAATTTCTTCTTCAGGATTGACTTTCGCAATACCAGGAGCAGAACAAGTAATTGAT